ATGAATCTTCATACTCAAATAAAGAAATATAGAACAAACTTAAACTTATCACAAGAAGAACTAGCAGAAAAGGTTTACGTCACCAGACAAACTATTTCGAATTGGGAAAACAACAAAACTTATCCAGATATTCGCAGTCTTCTTCTACTTAGTACATTATTTAATATATCTCTTGATCAATTAATCAAAGGAGATATAAAGACTATGCAAGAAAAAATTAATAAAAGCGAACTTCAAAAATTCAATCGTGATGGAGCAATATTTACAATATTATTAATAATATTGACTATATCCATTGTTCCATTAGTTGTATTTTTCAGTTATTACGTCCTAATTATTTCAGCTATAATATGGGGTATATCAATGTTCTATGCTCATAGAATTGAGATATATAAAAAGAATAATGATATTCAAACATATAAAGAAATTATAGCATTTACTAAAGGAAAGCGACTAGACGAAATTGCAAAAGCACAAGAATATGTGAAAAGACCATATCAAAAGTTTCTAGTTGTTTTTATATGTGGACTCATATCATTTGTTGTTTCTATGTTATTCGTTTGGTTATTGAAATCATATATCTTCTAAAAAAGTCCTTCAATATTACTTAATAATAAATAGGATAAAAGAAAATATATAAGAACAAAACAAAAACCTTAGAAACCCGACTAAACCGGGCCTCCAAGGTTTTTTATTCTTATTCCCACTCAATCATATTATTTAAGCAAGGTTTATCAAGCATTGATATTCCTTGCTTAAATTATAGAAATTATATATATTATATAGTTTTTAATTAGTTTTTAAATTTTTTTAGTACGATTTTAGTACGGTTTTTATAAAATATATTAGCTATATATTTATAATTTATTTTAAGATTATTTTTCTACTTTCTTGTCGATAATATAATTATTATTGATTATTAATATAATATATGATAAAATGTCAATATTATAATTTAATTAATAATGCTTATAATATTGGGATGTAGATGCCCGTTAATTTTGGATATTTTGTCCGTAAAAGATTAGTATACTAACTATACTAATCTTTTTTATTTACTAATTTGTATTTAAAGCCTTTCTTAATCCTCGATGGACCGTAAACCTTTTTTCCATATCTACATATGGATTACCATCTTTTCTATATCCCCAAGAATACTTAATAGCTTCATTGGCCGTATTCCTATGCACTCTCCACGAATTTCCCAAAACACCAAAATTATATAGATCTTGCATGCATTTATTTAAGTTCTTTATGTTACTAAAGTTCCTTCTATGTTGTTTATAGAAATTCTTTATATCTTTAAAGAAAAAAGAATTTCTACCATATTGACTTATTAAATTCAAATAATCTTGTGCTGTTTCTGGATCTAAATGCATATGTAATTCATTTTGTAACTCTTGTAAAAACCTTTGGGAATATTGTTGAGCACACTCTCTAAACATATACTGTTTAAAAGTTGTTTTATCAGGATACCTCTTTGCCATAATATCTAAATAAGATATTATATCTCGTGGTCTTCCAAAGCTATTGTCTATTAAAAATTTTAAAGCACTAGAACCGCTTATATCCTTCGGAAATAATTTTTCATATAATAATTTATTATCTAACTGCCTATATTCATGTGAATAATACTTAATTTTATTAAATAGCATATCTATAATTATATGTTTTTCAGGTGACTTTTCTTCTTTTGTAATCCAATAAAGTTCTACAGTGTTATCTATAATTATTTTATTTAAATTAGCAGAATATTTATTAAGAGTATATAAAATGTCACTTCTTAATAAAATTATACATTTACTATCTTTTAAATCTTTATCAAGAAATAATGTGTTTATATCTTTAAATGCTTCTATTAGTTTTTTTATTGACTCTAGTGAGCTTGATGAACTATCTATATTTAATTCATCTAAATCATCTAATAAAATAACAACATCCTGATATTTTAAACACTTAACTATTAATTCTTCAACCTCACTTAACACCTTATAAAAGTCTTTCTTTTTATTAGTTATATTTTGAGTTTTCTTAAAAAAACCTGATAATTTTGGTTTAACTTTTAATATATTATCAATAGCTAACTCTACATTTGTTAAATTTTCATTCGAAATAAACATTTCATTAAACTCAAAATTTCCTCTTGGATAACGTTCATTATATATTTTTTTTAGCTTTTTAATATATAAATGTAACTTAAACTTAGAATTAAGTTTTCTAAACGGTTTGTTCCCTAATTTATTTTGTTTATTTATTAATAAATTATATATTTCCCAATATATAAACCATTTGAAAAATGGAATAATTTCATCAGAATTAAGTTTATCATTACTTTTCTCAATTAATTTAATTAATGCTAATTCATTTTTATTAAACATTTTACACTTAATTCCTTTTTTATTATATGTTTTTTCAACATATCTTCCAAGTATAGTTTTACCTGTTCCCTTTCTTCCGGTTATTATAAATTTCATTTTATTTTCAGTAAGTTCTTGATATTTATAATTTCCTGTATAAAATAAATCCAAAAAATTTTTTCTACTTGATTCAGTATCACCATCAGCATATCCAAAATATAAATCATTTAATTTTACTGTCATATTATTCCTCCAAATATAAGATGTTTTATTATTATATCACAAATAATAATATAACATCCTATATTGGTAACTTTAGCTTAAATTAATTGCATATAATCAGCTGATACATATCCACCATGAGCTCCATAGTAAATTTCATACCATCCATTTCCGCAATCTTTAAATAATTTTACTCTGGATCCATTTGACAATGAACCTATTCTATCTCCATGCGTACCTGGTTTAGACCTTACATTAAGAGTACCACCTTTTGTATTAACAATAGCCATTGCACCATCCAAACTACCACCCGAAGCTGTTTTAATAATTTGACCTTTTATAGATGCTTTAATTTCTTCTAGAGGATAGTTAATTCCAGGACAATCTGTAGAATATGGTGCTTCTTTGTGTCCTCTTACATCAGTAATTCCATATTTATTACATAAGTACTTGCAAAGTTTTATAATAGAATTTTTTTGTGCTGCCGGCATAGTTTCATTCATATAATTTCCTTCTGCCCCTATACCTAGTGTATTTGTATTGTGTCCTTTACAATGTGCACCAATAGCACCTTCTGGTCTACCCCTATAAATCTTTCCATCTTTAGCTACAAAGAAATGATATCCTATACCACTCCAACCAAAATCATTTTTATGGCATCTATCTACATCATAAACTGTGCATTTGCTCCATTCTAAATGATGTAAAAGTATTTGTTTAGGTTTATTTCCCCAACTTAAAGATTTAAAATTTAAATTTGTTTCTATAATATTCATATTATCATTTCCCTTCATATCATATTTTTCTAAATCATATCTATTTATTAAACTAATTAACTGTTGTTTATAATCCGGTGCTGTACAATAACCACCTGCCACTATAGCATCTATTTGTCCTTCATAATTTGTTGCTCTTAAAATACCTTTATCTATATATCTAGATTTAAGTAAGAACCTTGCGTGATCCTTTATACTCTCATTTAAACTATCATAAACTCTAAACTTACTTTTAACTTTAATTATTCCGGATTCAGTACATTCATTAGAATCATATAAAACTATTTTTCCCTTCCAATCACCACTAGCTTTTATGCCAAAATAGTTATTATACTTACATGCTAATTCACTCTGCCCCCAGCCTGATTCCAATATAGCCTGACTTATTGTTACACTAGCAAAAATCTTATATTCTTTTTGAGTTTGTGTTGCTACATCTTTGATTAAATTTATAAATTTTTCTTGTTTAGACATATATAACTCCTTTCTATATTTTTTATAAAATAAAAGAGCAACAATTACTGCTGCTCTATCTTATTTGCTATCTTATCTACTTTATTTTGTATATTTTTAATATCTCCTTTCATGTTTTCAACCAGCATACGGTTAGTTGTAACAACTTCGGTATTGCTTTGGTTTAATTTATCTAAGTTAGCATACAATCTTTCTTTATCTTCTTTTGCATCTTCCCTTTGCTGCTGTGTTAGTTGTTTTAAATAAAGACCCAATCCTAAACAGCATGCTATAGGAAATCCAACTGTTTGTATTAATTCTGCCATTTTAATTACCTCTTTTCTTGTCTTAAATTTTAAAAAAGCAATAAAAAAAGACTTATAAAAAGTCCTGATCTATTGCTTAAATATTTAATTTTTACTTCGCAAAATTTTTCTATTGTGTAGCCAGTCTTACTTCGCATTATTTTTCTAACATTTAAATTCTCTATAAGTGTTGATATATCTATGCTTGTAGATGTTTATAAATACTTGTATTTACTATTGCGAATAAAAAAAGAACCTGTTTAACAAGTCCTTTTTATTAAATGTTTCTAAGTTATAGAGTATTTAAAAGTAATTTTTATAATGTTCTTACGTTAAACCTATAGCCACTAGTATCACTTATAAAATCTGCAAAACTCTTATTATTAGTAAACATAAAGGTTGTACCATTCTTAACTATTTTGGCTAATGCGCATATTTCCATATCACCATATGCATATCGAGGAATTGAAAAGTATTTAATTATACGTGGTGCTTCACCTGAAATATTTTTTACAGTAGATTCAATAAATTTGTAATTGTTGTTTAAACTTTCTTTATATTCATTGATTCCAGATTCATGATTACGAAGTGCTTCTTCTCTATATGATTCAAATAATTGTTCTTTTGTAAAAAGAGCATAAAAAGAGTCAAATTGACCACCTTCTATTACATATTTAAAACTAGCTTTTATCATGTTTTTACCCACCTTTATATTTTTTTATTTTCTTGTGTTTCTACAAATCTTTTTAATTGCAAATTAATCCAGGTGGAAAATTTAATACCATTTTCTTCTGCAATTTTTATAAATCTATCATAAACATCTTGATCTACAGTGATATTTTTCTTTATGGTAGCCATGCAAATCACCCCCTGTCATGGAATGATTATACAATATACATTTATAACTACTTATAATTTTTCTTTACTTGTGATCTAAATCCTATTGTTTTTTTAATTTGTGCTTATTATAGCAATATACCACAAAACAAATTATCAAGCTAAGTAATAAAACATAATCTAACATATTTTTAAAAGAATTTTCTAACGGATTATAAGCAATACAAATAAATAAAGAAATAATAAAAGTCTGTATTTTTACAACAGTTAATGCTAATCTTGAATTATTTTTAAATAATTTCTTTAGAGAATTTGTTCTAGTATTACTTAATAATAATACATCAAATGAAACAAATGCTAAAATGATTGCATCCTTTTCTAAAAAATTAAATAGATTCTTGATTACAATTTCAATTATATTAATAAATGGCTTTTCTATTTGATTATTAATATTCAATAAAAATACAACAAACACAAATATTGCTTGAGATATAAGCAATACTCGTATTGTATTGCTTATATATCTTTCTGTTATTTCATTTTTAGTTAATTCAGTCATATATTAACCTCCCTTCTTACTTATAAATATATTATGCTATAACATTACATATTATAGCATAATATTACAACATTGTAGTATCTCAGTTTTAGATTATTTTTGAATTTATTTCTTCTTTAGCTTTGGGATTAACTTTATCCATCAACTGCGTGTATTCTTCCGAATTAATCTGATTAAATGCATAAAATACATTTAGCTTATTAGCCATGTCCTCTTTTTTATAATGCTTTGCTTCTATTAAGTCTTTTAATATTTTGTATAAGTTCATTCTTGTCTACCTACCTTTTCTGTCCTTTCTATAACTTCTTTGTATTTTAAATCTACTAAAGTAGCTTTTGTTTCTAACAATTCTTTTTCTAATTTTTCTTCTTTAGTTAATTCTTTTTCATATACTTCATCAATAACTATTTTTTTATCTTCTATATGAAATTTTTTTATGTTGTTGTATTCTTCTTTTTCTTTAACTTGAAGTATTTTTATATTATCATTTGAGATTATTTTTTCACTATCTGAAATTCTTTGATAAATTATTTCTTGTATCCCATTAATTTCACTATATATAATTGTTCTTATCATGTTATAATCCCCTTTCTTTAAAATTGAAAAATATTATGAGTAATTTTAAATTTTTGTGCAAAACCAAATCCACTATTTCTAGGGTCTGAAACAACAAGTTTGTCATTATAAAATTTAAAGCATTTTGTATTATATCTTCTACTTCCGTAATCTTCCTTTATTTTAAATTCAAAATATTCATCATTTAATTTTTCTGTTTTTCTTGTGTCCGAGATATACATAAGATAACTCCCAAAATCACCGAGATTACGAGTTGGATCTATCACGTCTGGGTCATAATTTGAACCTGTTCTTGTAGGTGGAATATTTAATTGACTAAATAATTTACTTAATGAATAACATATAAAACTACTTTCTCTTTTAGATGTTTTAAGGGAAGTTACAATCATCATGTTTTCAATATCAATTGATTGATTATAAGGAATTTCAATATTTTTAAACTCACCATACGAATTTTGATTACCAAAATCATATTCGAGTTTAATTCTTTTTAATGGATTAAACTTTGGTATTTTTTCTTTTAAAATATCAACAACGTTATCTTTAATTAATGGAGCTATGTCACCAATTATTTTTTTACACAACTTTTTTTTGGAATTACCATCATTCTCAATTGTGTCTTTAATTATTTTTTGCACTTTATCATCTGATAAGTCCTTTAATCCCTTAATATGAATTTTGTCAACATATCCATTTTGTGTTGTGCCTACCATTGTTGCGCTTGGTTCAAAGAAAACTGAACCTAAATTTTTCATTGTTCCACTCTGCATTAATCCGGTATCATTAGTAAATGTTCTGCCTTCTAAAACTTCACTTGCTTGAGCATTTCCTTGTCCTAATTTTATATTCTTAACCGCTTCTGTTAAATCAGAAAAGTCTTTACTCCTTGGCGTTATTTTCTTGTCGATAATGGCAGAGTAAAGACTATATTTTCCATTATCGACATTTGTAAAAAGCTCATTTACAGATTCTACTAAATTATCTTTATTAGTAGTTTTTAAATCTTTTATATTACCTATCTCATTCACACAATCTTCATATTGCGTACTAACTTCTTGCTTAAAATCTTTAATTTCTTGTGTAGTTTTTCTTTCTAAATTTGTAATTTTACTATTATTTTCTTCTAATGTAGTCTGTACATTCTTTTCAATACTATTAATTTTATCTGTATTAGAATTTATTTTATTTAATAAGTTGCCAGCAGTATCTCCATCCAGCGCTTTCTTAATAGTATCAAACCAATTATTAAAATTTTGTTTCCAAGCACTAGTATTCTTAAACCAAGTACCCCATTGTTCTTCCCAAACTTTTGTATTTTGCGTGTACCAAGACTGAAATTGATTTAAAAATTCTTGTGTATTCTTAGAATACCATTCTTCAAATGCTTCTTTTTTCTCTTTAGTCCAATTGGTTATATCTTTATCGTAAATTTCTTGCTTTTGAGAATACCAATCTTGGAATTGATTAAATATAACAGTAGAATCTATCTGTTCTACTGTAGCATGTACAAGTCCACATAGCTCTTTATTGAATCGCAAATCTGTTATATCTTGTTGGGATATAGAAATAGCACCCTTAGATACTTTTATATCTGCAAGTGCTATTTCATACGCATCACTATCTCTTTGTAAATCTTTAGCTTTTGCGGTACTGCTCCAATCCCCTTTTTTAACTATTGCTTCTATTGTTCTTTTTAAAAAATCTAGTCTTAAGACTACTCTATCAATTCTATCAAGTACCCCATCAGCAACATCTAACATTAATATATAATCATCTGTATTTTCATACATATATCCATTTATCCAAGCAAATCCTTTTTTTAATCTTATGTTCATGTTATCATCTGTTGCTACAACCTGAAGTTGGCTTGACGGATTGGGGAATACCCCATTTCCAATAAAAGTGCTAAAGTATCTCGCAAAATCTTCTGCTAAATAAGACCTATCTGGCACACCTTCTTTGCTTATTACGGCATTAAAAAAACTACTTCGTTGCATTAAATCACTTCCTTAGTTAAAATTATCTTTTATTCTATCTATCAAGGTTGGCAATTCTGTTCCAAAAACTGCGGTTAACTTTAATCCACTGCTTTCATATAGTTCCTCAATTTCTGTTATCCTTCTATCCAATTTAATTCCCCATCTACTATTAATACACGTTACAATGTCTCCAAGGTCAAAATCTTCTTTATATTTTAAATTACCATTAAGATTTATTTTGCTTGTAAAAGTTTCTACCTTGGCATTGTTATTTAATTTTATTTTTCCACGTTCTTTTAACATATTTAAATATTGTTCCTTGGGAATTATTATTTCTTTATCATCTTTAAACTGTTTTTGTTGTATATCTCTAGCATCTGTAAAAAGTTCATATCTATTTAATCCCATACTTGTTTCTTCTCCAACAGTAGTAAATTTTCTTTCAGCTCCTTCTCCTGCTCCTGCTATTAAATTTATATTTTTATAATTATTTGTACTTTTAGAATAGTCCTGACTTAATACATTTTCAAAATTCATATTAAAAATACATTTAGAATTAACATCTTGGTTTGTAGATCTATCCAATCCTTTATATATATTAATAGTTATTTTTTTATCCTTAGGAGTTAATATTGCTTCATGTCCTAACTGTCCTAGTTCTGTTAAATTTTCTAATTCTATTAATACATTTTTATAACTGACTTGATAATTTATTTTCTGTTTAAATCCCTTAAAATTCCCTAATACAAGATTGGGTATGATTCTATTTTTATCAATTGGATTAATGCAATTTTCTAATATAATATTTCTAATTATATTTTCTATAGTATCATCAAAAATTTTTCTGCCCCAAATAATTCGCCTGTCCAAATAACCATTTAAAAAATTACCTCTGATAACCATAACTTCTTTTCCTGTTATATCTAAACCTAATTGCTTAAAATTTATATAAGCAGCTTCTTTTCCGTTTTTCTTATAAATTATGTTGTCTTCTTTTAATAGCTCTAGGTTTTCTATAGTTGCTGCACATCTTAATTCAAAATTTCCTGTTTTATAATATTTTCTACGCCATATTAAGCTATCAAATTTTTCAACTATCCCTAAACAATTTAATTCTTTATCAAATACATATAATTCCATTTCAATTAAACCCCCAAATACTGCGGTGTATAATATATACTAACTTCTAAATTATCAATATTTTTATCTGCATTATATCGAAAGACATTATCGCCTGGATATAGTTGTAAAAAAGTACTGTCTTCATCTATATAATTAAAAGCATTAGTGTGAATCCCATTTAAACTTGCAATTATTTTTTTATTTCCATACGCTGTATTGATTGTTATTGTTTCACCGGCTTTTAACTGTTTATTTATTTTTATAAATTCTCTAGTATTAACATTAAATAAAGAAGGATTTTCTAACGTTGCTCTTGCTCTAAATTCAATCCTCATAGGGCTTTCTATATCTGATTTGTTAAAAATATTAACTATTAAACTTGGTTCTCTATGTCCCATAATTATTCCCTTTTGATTTGGAATAACTAGAGGGAAATGAAAATCTCCTTTCCACAGTGCTATTTCTTTTTTTAGTTCTTGTTCTTGCCAAAAGGGATTGGGACAAAGTAATCTAACTAAAAAACTTGGTCTATGCTCTTGGGGTAACAAAGGTAGTTGTTCAATTTTACAATCTATGAATTTTGATGCTTCTTCATTCTCAAAGATTAATTTTCCTTTTATTTTTGGATTAAAAGTTGAAATTATCTTCCGTACATTTTCGGATTTATCCTTTAAAATAGTTCCCTGTATAGATATATATCTATTATCTAATGTTTGAGCAATAAAACTTGTACCATCTTGCCCCATGCTTTTACTTGTATAGATAACATTCTTTAATCCATTTAGCCCATCAATTTTTTGTAAAAAAAAAGGACTCCACACCGAAAATTCTATGCTTTGTCCTCTTTCATTTTCATATATTAATTTTTCGTATTTATTAATTTTTATCACCTACCATTGTAACGCTAATTCTTGCAAGTTATTTTTTGTTTGCCTTGCAATTTCTCCAGGACTTGGGCTTGGAGCATTAATATATTGTGTTACATTTATACCACCTGTTGTTGAATTATTTGCCATTTTATTTGCAACCTGTTCAGCTACACTTTTTGCAGTTTCTAATACCATTTTTTCACTTGCTTCATGATTATAAACCCTACTGCCTTTTGGAAGATCATAAAGTTCCCAACCCTTTTCATGTAAATATGTTAGTCCTCCTTGCCAATGATTTGTACCCGTCCAGTTATTTCCCGGTTTATCACCGCCTTCTGTTTTTGTCTTAATCCATCTTATAATCGGATTATTTGTAAACCAATTTTTCAGTTTATCCCAACTATCCATAATTGAACCATCTGTTGTGTTAATATCCTTCATTACTTCACTATTTTGTTTTTTCATAGTTTCAACTACTGCTTTTTTCTGTGCTTCTGCTTTTTTTATAGTACCATCTCGTTGTCGTTCTGCTTCCTTTATCATTTTTGTTGCTTGTTCAGCCGTAATAGAACCAGTTTGATCTCTCATGTACTCTATTTTCTGTTTAGTTTCTAAATATTGTCGATTAGCTTTATCAACGCTTTGTACTCTTTGTTGTTCTGCATTTTTTATAATATTGGAAGCCTGTTCTGCTGTAATTCTAGTTCCATAATTTTTTAATCTTTCAAGTATGACTTTACTTTCTAATTCTTCTTTACTTAAAGAATTTACAGCGTTTTGACGCATGTTTTCCTGATATTGATTTATTTCCCTTTGTTCTTCTGCTGTTAACTGTCTTTTTTCTGTACTTGCACGATTTAAAATGTCCATAATCTTTTTATTATACTCTTCTGTACTAGCTTTCATGCTTTCATTATGCCATTTTTCTTTTTGAAGAATTTCAGCTTTTTCTTTTTCATCTAATGCATTATTATTTGCAAAAAATTTATTAAGCATATCAATTCTTTCTTTATAATGTTTGTCATAGCCGTCTTTTATTTGAGTAGTCATTTGATTGTACTTATTTACCAATTGTGTTTTTTGTATATCTGTAATTCTTGTAGATTCTTTTAAAGTTTGTTCAAAATTTTTAATTGTATCTTTCTTTTGTTTATCTGTTAAATCGGTACAACCTTTTACCATATCCGCATATCTTTTTAAGATTTCAGCTTTATTTTTATCTGTTAAATTAGTAGTATCTTGTACTAATGCTGTAAAATCTCTTACCATAGCTTTTTTCATTTCATCAGTATTTTTACTAGAATGTTTACTCATGTCCGTAAAGTTTTTTATTACTGATGTTTTTGCTTGATTTGTAAATGTATCACTATTAGCTGCTATATTAGCTAAAGCTGTTGAAACCTCTTTATCTACTTTCATATAAGCTCCAACCGCCTGTTTTGTTTGTTCTGAAATTTTTACTGTTGTTTCTCCATAACTATGAACAATTACTCCGTTAGCGTCCTCAAATGAATGTACAGTTTTTTGCATACCATCTGCAAAAAGGTCAGTATCTTCTATTACTTCTTTATTCATTTCATGTATACCAACACCAACTGCTGCAACTGCCGCTACAGCTACAGCTGCAGGTGGTGCTATTGCTGCTAAAGTAGTTCCAAGTCCTGCTAATGCTCCTGTTCCTGCTCCTGCTGCTGCCGTTGCACCTGCTGTTGCTGCACTTGCTGCTCCAATTCCTTCTGCTGCTACGGTTCCAGCCGTTGCTACTGTACTTGCCGCGGTAGATGCTCCTCCAATTAATCCTGCCAATTTTGAACCCCAATTAAACAATGTACTTGCCATGGAAGTTACTTTTGCACCTGTGTTTATTACAGGACCTGCTGCCGCTGCTAAGGCTAAAGATTTAACTATTAACTTTTGTGTTTCGGGATCTAACTTACTAAATTTATCTGCTAATTCACTAATCTTATTTGCTACATCTGTTATAACTGGTGCAAATGCTTCAAATGCTTTTATTGCTGCCCCTTCAACTGCTGACTTCATAGTTGTAATCGAACCTTTAGCATTGTTTTGCATTGTATCAGCCATTTTTTGAGTAACACCATCACATGTTGTTATTGCACTTTTTAATTTTGCATAATCCCCTGGTGCTGCATTAACAATTGCAAGTAATCCTGACATAGCTTCCTGTCCTGCCAATTGTGCCGCTATTGTTCCACGCTGTGCAGGTGTTAATTTATTAAATGCTTCTCTTAATTCACCAATTATTTGTTCGAAAGGCTTCATTTTACCATGATTATCTGTAATTTTTATACCTAGTTTTTCCATGGCTGCGGCACTCTCTTTTGTTGGCTTGACAAGTCTTGTAATTATAGATCTTAAAGCTGTACCACTCTGACTTCCTTTGATTCCTGCATTAGCCATTAATCCTAGTCCAAGGGCTGCGTCCTCTGCTTTATATCCTAAAGAACCACAAAGAGGTGCACAATACTTAAAAGATTCTCCTAACATAACAACGTCTGTATTTGCATTTGACGAAGCTGCAGCAATTACATCTGTAAAATGTGTTGCGTCTTGTGCTTTTAAATTAAAAGCTGTAAGTGCATCTGTTACAATATCAGATGTAGTTCCAAGTTCTGCTCCTGCTGCTGTAGCAAGATTTAATATTGGTGGTAAACCTGCTAACATCTCGTTAGTTTTCCAACCTGCCATGGACATATATAAAAGTCCCTCTGACGCTTCTGTTGCACTGAATTTTGTTTTACTGCCCATTTCCTCGGCTTTTGCCTTTAATGCTTCTAAATCACTTCCTGTTGCTCCCGAAACTGCTGCAACTTTTGACATACCTTCTTCAAAATTCATACCAACATGAGCAGCTGCCGCTGCTATTCCTGCAATTGGCATTGTTACATGAGTAGTTAATGTTGAACCTATCCTTTGTGCCTTTTCACTATATCCCCTTAATTTTTCGCTATGTCTTTTCATGCTTTCCGATGCTTGAACCCATTTATTTTTATTTCTATCGAGTTGAGAATTTACAGCATTAAGTTGCCTCTGAGTTTTAACCATCTCAGCATTTGCTTTATTCTCATTAATAGTATAATTTTGAATAGCTCTAGCGTTAGATTCTACGGCTTTTTTCTTTTTATCATATTCTTTTTTTAATTCATCTACTTTTTGCTTAGCCTTTTTAGCTTCTTCTGATTCCTTACCATATAATTTTATTGCTTCCTGATATTTAACACTAGCTGCTGTTAAAGACGCTTTTAATCTATTTCTTTCTTTTATATTTGCGTCCATTTTCTTTCCCGTATCTTCAATAGCTTTTTTATAAGCTTCAACCTTTTTAGTCTGCAATTCAAATTGTTTTCGCAATGCTTGTTGAGTTGCTTCTAGTCTTTTTGTATTGCTACCAAAGGCTTTAATTTCTGTATCTGCCAATTTAAAAGCTGCTTGTGTTTCTTTAATACCTGCGTTTATACCTTTAATACTGTTATTGTAGCCACTACTGTCTAGCACCATTTTTGCTGTTATTCTTTTTTCTGTATTACTAGCCAATTATTTTATCACCTACCTTTATAGTTAAAGTGGAAGATCCTCAATATTTACATATTTCTTTTTCTGCCTTTTAGGTTTTTCTGCACTGTTTTCACTCCAACCGTTAAACTTGCAATGCTTTTCCCACATCATACAAATTTCATGAAGTGTACTATTTAAAAATTCATCCCTGGAATAATTTAAATGAGTTTTTGAAATATAAAAAAGCCAATCAAAATCAATATTTAAATCAAAAGATTTCGATTGGCTATCTAGTTTTTTGATGAACCATTTTCATTATTTTCTTTTTCCTTTGCTCCAAAATAACTAATTACTAAATTAGTAACTAATGGAGGTACTCCAAAACTTAATTGAATTCCTGATAAGTTATCTATAAGTTCATCTATTGTCCATTCTCTTTCTTTACAAGTACAAGTTAGTATTTTTAATGCATTTGTGAAAAAGTCTTGTCCTTCCATAATGCTTTTAAATATATCCATATAGCTTCCATACATATTATCTAGCTTTATAACTGCTCTATTATCTAAATTAAAATGAAAAATACTTCCGTTTATATTTAAAACATTATTATTTAATACTGCTAACATTTAATCACCTCACAAAGGACTATAAAAAATATTTATAGTCCAAAAATTTAATATTAATGTGATCCTTCACTCTGTAATTTTTCTTTTGCCTTTTTAGCTTCTTCTAATGCTTCTTTTAGTTCTTGTGCAGTTGGAACGTAAACTTCTTTGAAAAACTCTTTATCTGTCATTCCATTTTCTTCATCTATTTTATATTTCCATGCACCATTGTTGTGTAAAGTTCCAAATGTTGCTTTTAGCTTTTTAGCCTGGAAATTTGCTTTCCCTTCTTTTCCTTTGTAACTTTCGTCACTTATTGCAAAAGTACCCTTATAAAGAATTACGTATCGAGCTTTGCCATTTCCCTTATTAGCCTTAAATAATAATGCAACTTCTCTTGCCTTATCATTATCACTGTAAAGTACTCCACCCTTTTTATCTATTTGATGACCTAGTAAAAAAGCTTCATCTTTTTCTAACAAATCAGTAATATCTAATTCAACATCAATACTTGCAAGTGTTGTTTCACTAACCCATAATTTGTTTTCTGCATAAAATTCATCACTAGTTACTTTTGGTTTTATTCCTATTTCTTTTATACCTGCAAAATATTGTGGCTTTCCAAATTCTAAAACTTCTCTAGTATCTTTTAGTATTTCAGCTACATATAAACATTCCAAACCTACTACTGGCATTACTTCTGTTGCTGTATTTTGCTCTTCTTTTCCCATTATTTCTTACCTACCTTTTAAATTATTTTTGAATATAAAAAAAGCTATTAAGATTTTAATGTAATATTAAATCTCATAGCCTTATGAAATAATTTTGTATCTTTTTCATATAAATCCGCAGCCATTTCCCTGCTGAATCCTGCTTTTAATAATTTTTCTTTAATTATTTTTTCTATTGAATCATAATCTCCTTTTGAAAATATATCAACTTAAATAATATAAGTTGTAAACCACTCTTTATTTTCTTGAAATTCTTCACCATACTCATTTATTACCTCATATTCTACGTATGGACTTACTGGTGCTACAGCTCTAAGAAAAAAGGTTTTCCCATTTGGTAATAATTTTGTTATATCAGAATCATTTAAAACTTTATCTAATAATTTTTTTATACTCATAAATTCACCTAAAAATCTTCATATTTTGTTTTTAATCTTCTTTGATACTCAAAAACATCCTTAATTATTTTCTTCATGTTTTTGTATAGCTTATCAGCTTTTTTATTTCCAGGTTCTTTTAATTTCTCTTGAATATTTTTTATTTTATCCTGCTTTTGTAACGTATATCTATCCTCTACTATATAAATAAATTTTTCACTACAATATGGACATTTAAAATATTTAATATTAACATCATCAATACTTTTTTCTTTTAAAGAATCTTCTTTTATAACAAATTCATTTTCACACTTATCGCATACACAAATATTTCTCATAATTCACCTACTTTAATTTATTTAAAAGGGCATTAGATAAAATATTTATAGCTTCATCCTCAGAACTTTTAACTGCTCTATCAAAATAGCCAATATGAGCTTTTTGTTGACTTGTCCCAAATTCTTGAAATATATCATAAAATGCTTTAGCTCTAACTATACCCTCATAACCTAATCCATTTGATTTAACTGTCTTTGATAGCTTTTTTAATCTTCCTGTTTCTCCTTTAGGCGTTTCCTTTTCTATAGTATCAGCAATAGGTTTTATTGCTGCTCTTATAGCTGCCTTTGCTTCTAAATCTGTAATAGTCATATCTTTAATTGTCTTTTCAAATTCTTCAAGTCCTTCAATTTCTATACCACTACTCATTAATATCGCCACCTATAGCTTTAATTTTAATAAATTTATTTTCATATTTAACATTATCAATAAAAATAATATTAAATATCTTATCTTTAAATTTAATTCTATAATTTTCTTTATTTATAGCTGATATCTTTTTTGAATATCTAACAGTAAAAACAACAGTATCTTCTTTATTTATTGCTTTTGCAGCCCAAAACTCTCGACCATATAAATTATTTATACTACTCCAAAGAGTTGCAAAATCAACCCATTCTTCTGTATCAAAATTGTTTTCTGTAGTCACAATATTTAACTTTTCTATAACTATCCTTTTATTAAAATTCTTGTAGCTTATTTCCATTTCTATAACACTCCAATTGCGTGCAAGCTGAAACCATTCCTAATGGAATTTTATCTCCTCCACTCCTATTATCATAAACATCTGTAATAATAAATTTTTGCAAAGTTTTATATAGCTCCTGTGCTTCCTCTGGTGCTTCTTTTATATCTTTTAATGAAACTCCTGTAAATCTTTCAATACTAAATCTACTTGAAGAAATAAGAGATGATAAAGTTTTATCTTCATCATCTCCATCTATCCTTATCCATTCTTTTATTTCTTCTAAACTAACCATGATTAAGCACCTTTTTTTACTCTTATAAATCCATTCTTGGCAACTACATTCCCCCCACAATATATTGAACCTCTATGGGCTATTTGTCCTTGCTTAAATTTAAAATCATCACTTCTTTGTACATCTAGTTGAGAAAATACAGCTAATTCATAATTAGATAAATTTCCATAAGCCATACAATAATCATCCGCTTTAGTTTCTTTAGCTGATAAAGCTTTACAAGCACTATTTATTATAAAAGCAACTCCATTTATAGTACCTTTATTACCCTTGTTAATTATTTCATAAGCTTTCTTTTTATCTGCACCTTTTACTTTAGCAAATGCAGCCAAGTCCTTTTTATTCAAAATTAACACCGCATTTTCTTCTACATCTTCTTCTCCACCATAACTATATATAATATCATCTAAAGTATTTTCATCTATGTCTTTTATCTTTAAGTCAGTTTCAGCCTCTATTGCTTTTGCTCCATTATTAAAAATTCCAACTAAATGTCCTGCTGTTCCATCACCAACTAATATATCCTTAGTTAGTCTTTTTCTTACTGCTTTACTTGTACCCTCAATAGTTATTTGTCCATATGCAGCAGGTGCAAGCTTTGAAATTTCTTCTGGTTCTTCTTGGTATGCAGTTATTTTTTGTTTATTTATACTAGCATAATCAAATTTAGTTTCTATATCTTTATAATTTCCACTTTTATCTACTTCTCCACCTTCTCCATAGCTAACTACATATCCTCTTTCATAACTTTCTCCTCCATCAAGCGGTGTTACTGTAACCATATCAACTAAACTTGAAACCTCATTAAAAGTATCTTTAACATCCTCTGATGAATGTTTAGCCATTACAATATTACTTTTGCCTACAGTTACTGCTCTCCTTTCTTTAAGATCTATTCCTCTTTGTTCCCAATTGTCATTATCCTCTAATCTTTTATCCCTTATTTCTGGATTCTCTAGTTCTTTACCTTCATTATCATTTTTATTAAGTCTTTCAGCTAAAGTAATCTTTTGTCTTATACTTCTTTCTTCACTATCTAAGCTATCTAATTCTTTTGTTATATCATCTAAATTTAAATCTGTATTTTCACCTTTTAATATACTTCTTATTTCTGCTTTTCTTCCTAATATTTCTGCTAATCTTTTATTCATTTTATACCTCCTAAGTATGTTCTTAAAACTAATTTTTCTATTTTATCATTATTAAAATTTTTATCTTTAAATTGTTCTAAACTTCTAGTAGATAAACCAACTTCACTATCTGAATAAGCTGGGAAAGGGGTTGGACTTATTTCTAATAAATTAATATTTAATAATGTCCTTATATATAGTTTCTCTTCTTCTTTCCACTCCCACATATCACCATCTTGATATATATCAAATCCAAAACTAACTCCATCAACATCTCCTCTTCTTATGCATTCTTTTGCATCATTTCCCCATGTTGTATTACTTGGCTTTAGTTCGAATCTTAATCCAACTGTATCTTCAAAAAGTGTTAAAGTCCCCGATTTTGTACTACCGAGGACTTGGCTTGTTTGATGATTCCATAAAGCTTTTATTGTATTTTCTTTTAATGCTCTTGTAAATGCTCCTGGTGAAACTTTTTCAACAAATTTATCCCCCCAGTAATCTTGCATTACTTCACTTCTCTTATTGAATTGAACAACATATCCTTCTAATATCTCTTCACCATTTTCTAGTGACCTAAATTCAATATTGCAAGGTAATATTCTTCTTTCTTCTCTCACAAGACCTCTATTCTTCTCCATTTTCTTCACCTTCTTTCTTGTCTTCTCCTACTTGATACTTTCTTGCTATATCTACATCAATATAATTAAGACTTATTATTCTTTTTTCTCCACCTTCTATAGGTGGTAAATTTAATATTCTTAATGCATCATTTTGTGATAATACTCCAAGTGGTAATAATTCTTTTATAGTCTGAATTTTTGTTTTCATACTAGCATATTGAAGTCTGTTAGATTCAAGTATTATTCTATTTCCAAATCCCCTTTCTTTTTTAGTGAATAACTTATCAGTCAGTTGTAAGCTAAGTTGCAATGCTAAAGGCTCTAATGTACTTTCATAAAAAGCGTTCCACTCTTCTTCTGTATAATTACTCTGAACTATCTTCTCACTTACTCCATAATAGTTATAAATCTCATTCTTTAAAAAATCCATTTGAGTTTTATTGGGCATTATAGATTCACTTTTTAATTCTTTATATTCAGCTTTTGCATCAAGTGCAGCTATGCCACCAGAATTATTTAAATCTAAATAATTATTAACAAACTTATCTTTTTGAGCTTCTATATCTTCATCCTTTAACATTGTATTGAATTTCAATAATCCTCTTAACAAGTTTGATAATTTAATTCCTACTCTAACACCTTGCTTTGCAGTATTTAAAGCTTCAACATTATTTTGTAATGTTTTATTATTAGTTTCACCCCAAAATTCATCTTTGTAAAAAAATCTTCTAAGATGAATTATTTCATCATAGGGCAATGTAACTCTTTGACCATTTAAAAATGTAAATCTGCAAAACACTTCATTCTCATACTCTAATAATTCTGAATTACTTGATTGAATAGGATATAATGCTTCAACTTCTCCCTTTGAATTAAAATCTATATAAATAAAACTATTGTTATTTACATATAATTCAGTTATAACTTTATAAAGAAAAGTATATGCATCCATGAACTTATTAGGTCTTACTTGTAACAGTTGTTCTAACTTAGAATTGACTTGTGTTATTTTACCATTTGCTTCTCTAACATGAACTGGTCTAAACTTTGCTCCATTCCTTGCTATTGCATCTATTGCACTTCTTATAGTATCTGAATTATAAATATCTTTTCCACTTGGAGTAAACTGTGCTTGAAATGAATTTAACATTTGAACTACTGTATACCCATTATTTCTTGGCGGTTGCCTTCCAAATATCATTTTAAACATACTTCTTTTTTTAAACATTCTTTATCTCCTTTAAATTAGAGCCTTATAATCATTCATTTTTTGGAATAATCCTGTATATGCAATTAAAAGTGAAACTGCACCATCAATACGTTGTCGTTTATTTCGTCCTTTAACTGGTCTTATGTTGTCGTTTTTATCTCTTTCAACTGTTGTATTAGTCAAACACCATTTCAATACTGGATTATTATTATAATTTATTATTTTGGCTTCTAAATCAGCCCCCATTTCTTTCATAGGTTGACTTAATGTATATGCTCCTTGTCTACATGGACACATTTCAAAACCCTTTTCTTTCATTTCATCTGTCCAATATTTAGAACTCCAAGGATCATAAAAATTCCATAGTGGTCTTATATCATAATCATTAAACATCTTTAAATACCACTCTGTAATATCTGAAAAGTTTACTTTATTACCTTTACATAAGGTTAAAAAACCTCGTTCATGCCATTTATCATAAGGTATTTGGTCTTCTTTAACTCTTTGTTCTAGTAAGTCCTCTGGTAAAAAATACATCTGTATAGCATACTTATTATTGTCATTAGGTTTCATAAGTAGCAATGTTGCACATGATAAATCGGTTGTAGCTGATAAATCTGTTCCAGATATAGCATAGCTACCTCTTAAATCTTCAATACTATAAGTTGCTTCATTGTTAGCCTGTTCAAATGTTAACCAAGCATCAGCAGACGTTTCTCTAATATTAAAATCTTTTGTTAGTACAGTTTTTAAAAAATTAGGTTCTTCCTTTGCTCTATTAACAAAGTTTCTTAATGTTTCTAACTTTTTTATAGTTCCTAATCCTGGATTAGCTTTCATCCACATTTTTTCATCTGTCCATTCTTTTCTATCATCTAATTCATAGATAAATGCTAAGAATGTTTCATCTTCAATTACTCCATCTAGAACCTTGCAAGCATATTCATACATATCATCATAAATACACTCTCTTACAAATCCACCTGTTGTTATTTCAAACATTAAAGGTTGTTCTCTTGATGATGTTGATTGTTTCATAACATCATATAAATTTCTATCTTTTATAGCATGAAGTTCATCTATAACAATTCCATGAGAGTTTAATGAATCTAGTGAATTACTTTCTGATGCTAAAGGCTCCATCTTTGAAAATGTTAACGGAAAATATAAATCTGTTTTTCTTTTTCTAACAAACTTAGATAGTTCTGGACTTTGCTGAATCATATTACTACTTTCAGTAAAAGCCTTTCTAGCTTGATCTCTTTTAGTTGCAATATAATAAATTTCTGCTCCGCCTTCTCCATCTCCAATTAATAAGTAATCTCCTATGGCTGCCATTTCTGTTGTTTTGCCATTTTTACGCCCTTCAATTGTTAATGCTTCTTTATATTTTCTTAACCTCGTATCTTTATGAACAAATCCAAATATGGCTTGTAACTTTGCCTTCTGAAATAATTCAAGTTCTAATGGTTGTCCAAGTTTTGTTCCTTGTGTCTGTTTACAAAAAGTTTCAATAAACTCAATAGGTCTGTTAGCTAACTCTTCATCAAATACCCATGGATCTCTAGGATTATTTAATTCATTTATTATTTTTTTATATTGTTGTTTCAACCTTTTACAAGCTACTATTTCACCAGATTGTATTTTGTTCCAATACTCTCTTATGTAATTCACTTTTTTATAGCAGCCCCCTTTTTCAAATACTCTAATAACGCTGAATTTTCATCTTGCTTTTTCTCTTCTGGAATTAAATCAATTAATTGCTTCATAACTGCTGCATACTTTTTAACCATAGAATTGTACATATCAAATTTTTGATTCTTAATTTTCATAACTTGTTTTCCTTGTTTGAATATAACAATCAAGCCTTCATTAATTAATCCTTCCATCAATTCATCAAGATGAATTTTCATAAAAGCAGCATTTTGAATTAGTCCCTCTAATGTTTTCTTTTTAGTAACTTCAAATTCTTTATATAGTTTTTTTAATCTATTTATCTCTTGCTTTATTTTCTTTTCTCTTTGTTCTTTTTCAATTATTTGTTCGGATTCCTTTCTCATGTAACCCCCCTCCCATTTTAAAAAATTACCGTCGAGGTTTTTGAATGTATGACCATCGACGACGAAGGCTGACAGCTATTTTTTAATAGTGGGGGGTACTTGTATAAGATTTCCCTCGCCATCAAAAGTTAAACCATCAGCCTTATTATTGAATTTCTTTAAATGTTCTTTAGTGTGACAATCTTGACAAAGATATTCTAAGTTATCTGGATTGAGTGTAATTAAAGGGTTATTTATATTATCTTTAGTCAAGTATATCTTGTGATGAACTATCCTTCCCTTCCTCTTACATCTTTCACATATACCGTTCTGTGATATTGCATAATCCTTTCTACACTTCTTCCATTCCTTAGAATCATAAAACCATTTAGCCCAAGGTTGCATTCTTCTCCTTCTCCTTAAATTACTTTAATTATATTTTTTTCTTTAACCCACATTACTTTTTCTATAAACTTCTCCTCATATCTAATTAAATATTTAGTTCCTATAAAATTTCTTTTAGAATTTATTATCCTTCCCTTTCTAATCAATCTATTGTTTATAAATTCAACTTTATCATAAAGATCAAACTTACTTTTAATAACTGTATTATTCAAAATATCACCTCTTTTATATACGAATATTATCTACAATATATATTACATAGTTCGTATTTTCCTCTTTGAATGTTCTATTTATATATATAACCGTGCATTTATTTTTATTTTTTGTTTCTTATATATATCATTGTTTTTTCACACTTGTATAACTACATTGCTTAAAATAGAACATTGATACTTAAAAAATAAAAAAGGCTATAATAAAATATCATTTAATAAGTCACTATACTTATCAAATGTATCTCTATCTAGCCCTAAATATCTTTTAGTAATTTCAGTATCAGAATGACCTAACATTTCTTTTACCATAACTATATTACACTTACTTTCTATATAAATTCTATATGCATAAGTTTTTCTCATACTGTGTGCTGTTATATTCTTAAGTCCAAAGGCATTTCCTGCTTGTCTTAAAATTCTACTTACATGAGCAACAGTTATAGGTTTATTAACACCTTTTCTTGATTGAAAAACATACTCATAATCTCTTTTGTCTCTTATATATTCTTTTAGTATTTTAGCAAGTTTATTTATAACTTTTACTTCTCTAGGTTTTCTATTTACTTCCCTTATATTTTTACTATTTTCCTTTTTACCTTCCATGATTAAAAAGTATCCATTTAAAATAGCATTTTTTATATCTCTTACTTTTAACTTAACAAGATCACCTGCTCTATATCCAGTTGCTATTCCTAAGGCAAATAAAACATAATCTCTTTTATTTTTATACTTTAAATAGTCTTGTATATCCAAAATAGTTTCTATGTTTTTAATTGGATTGGCAGGTCTTTTCTTCATTCCTATATCACCTCATTTCTCCTTATTTAGGTAAATTTAATTGATCACCTAATACATTACTTAATATGATTTTAAATTTACATAAATAAAAAGTACCTAACTCAACGTTAAGTACTCTTTAAAATAAACTTAAGGGAGGAAATATACCAAAAGCTTTACTGCCAACTTTGGCATCTTACCCTAAGTTTAATATATTATATTAATATTTTCCATGAATTTGTCTTAGTTTTGTATTTATTTTGTCTATGTTTTTAAAATGCAGGCATTTTAAATAATCGTCCTTCATCTCCATTATCACTCAATTCTTTTATAATTATTCCCTGCTCTTTTAAATATTTTAATTTACTATCAGTATTAATTATAGGTGGAAGTTCATCCTCTATACAAGTAAATATATATTGTATCCCATAATCATCACAAAACTCACATATTGTATTAAAATAATTATTTTTTTGCCTATTATCTAATCCATCAAAAACACCATCATGATATACAAAATGAATATATTTTGTTTCTGAATATGATGCTAAAATAGCTAAGTCAAAAGCACAGCACATTAATTTTTTAAATGAAGTTCCTTTATCTTTAGCGCTAATATTATTGCTTTCAATATCTATTATCTCACTTATAAATTCTGGATTTTTATTTGAATTCAGCTTTATATCTAATAATCCTATATCCCCTAAAACGTCTTTCATAATTTTATTAAATAATTCCTTTTGTTTAGAAAAAAGTGGATTAGATATTAAATAATTATCCATTGTCAAAATGGCCTCTTCTTGCTCTTGTTTTTTAATGCTTAATTCTTTATTATTATTGACCTCAGTATCAAGGGACTTTAATTTTTGTTTTTGAATATCTATATATGTTTTTAACTCTATAATATCATTTTGAAGCACTTTAAACTTTTCCATTACCTTGCTAACTTCTATGTATTTTACTAAATTACTTCTTTGGCAATTTAGCTGTTTTAATTTGGAACAATTTTCATCGTACTTAAAAATATATTGCTTTAATAAATCTTCTAATAAATCATTTCTTTCATCTGTAACCTTTTTATTAAACTCAATTAAATCATTATAATCTTTAATTAGGTATTCACTAAAATAAACTTTTAAATCCTCATAAAATTTTTTAATGTCATCTAAATCAAACTTATATTCTGATATAGAATCTTTAGTTAATTTTATTTTACTTTCAAGATAATAATTTTCCTTTACTATATCACTTATTTTTTTATCAATATCTTCAATCAATTCTTTAGGTTTTTCAATATCTGCAAAAGTAAAATTAAAATTATCATATTGATCTTTTCGAGTTTTAAGTTGTTGTTCTTTTTCACTAATAACTAATTTTAACCTTTTTTCTTGTTCTGTTTCTTGTGATACTTGTTTATTTAATTCTTTATTTTCTTTTGTTAGTCTGTCTACCTCTAAATCAATATTATATTTTTTAATAAATTCATCTGAAGAATATCCGAATAATTCTAATAATGGTGATTTCCAAACATGTGCCTTTGATCTCATATTTTTAGATAGTTGAAATTCATTTCCAAAATCTTCTGGTTTTCTTAAAAAATACGATAGTGTTTTTCTATAGTCATATTTTCTAAGTACATTGAAGTCTAATACATTATTTAAGTACTCCTTAGCCTTTTCTATTGCTCCACTAAAATCCCATTCATCATCATTAATTTCACTAAAATTTTCATTCTTATTTTTATGCAATTTTATAAAAATTTTAGAACGTGCTTTAACACTTCTCTTTATGGTACAATATTGACCATTATCTAATAATATTTCTAAAAAAAAATCATAATCCTTAAATAAATCAAGTCTTTTCCACATAAAATCACTTTTATTCTTTGATTTTAATAAACAAAAATCTATTAAAATTGATAATGTAGTTTTTCCAAGTGAATGTGATGTTTTCTTTATATTTTCAGGTAAAGTAATTTTAGCAATAATAATATTTAATGAATCATTAAATAAAATAGGTTCAAACACCTCACTCTTAGAACTATAAATTTTACTAATTTTCATAGTTAATCAATCCTATCACATCATTTTCTTTATAATACTCTATTCTCCCGATAGAATAAAGCAACATAAGGCAATAAATAAATTCCTCCAATGTTGCCTCTTCATACTGTTTTACAAACAAACTATAGAGCTTATCAAATTTTATATATTTATTCTGTACCAATTCTTTTATTAAAATAGTACTTAAAATAATTATAGATGTTTCTATATTAAAATGTTTATCTGGCTTTAATCTCATCATTATCACTCTCTTTAGGTATATCAGGTATATCACATATAAAATACATATATGAAAATAAGACTTCTATCAGTTCACTTTCTCTAATACACACTTCTTGTGTTGAAAATTTATCCATAAATGAATTTTCAAATGTTGTTACCATATTATCAAAGGCTTCATCAAATGTCCTAAAATTCCTTGAATATGCTGCAAACTTACTATTAATATCTCTTACTATTATATTATACTTTTTTTTCTCACGTTCATTACTATTTTTTTTTAAAAATTCATTAAGTGATTTTTCTAAATATAAATGTGGTTTTATTCTTTGTTTAAAGTATTGCTCACTCATTCCTGTTAATTCATTTTTTAGAGAATAATTTTTTCGTTTTGATACTTTTTTTTCTTCATCATTAATCTTAAATAAAGAATCTATATTATCATAAAGTATATCCAAAACCATTTTTATCTTGTACGGCGATACCGCAATAGACATAGGCATTATATAATTTATTATATTGTTTCCTTGTCCATTATTATTTTGTATAGGTGAATAATCTCCTTCTGTTCTAGTGCTTTTATTCATATTTTTCAACATGTTTACTAAGCTCATACCTATTTACCGCCTTTATAATAGTTATTTCCACTATGATTTTTTTGAATTGGTGATTCATCTCCTACTGTTAAATTACTATTATCTGTAGAATTATTAATTTGCTTGTTTATATTTGTAACTTTATTATTAACCATAAAAGTCATTATCAAAGATATAATTGAAGCTATTCCAGATATTATTCCAAACCACTCTACAAACGTCAGCTTATTCAATATTATCATCCTTCCTATAATTTCTTAGGTAAATTATAGCATATATTGTCAAAAAAAAATCTGTTAATACAAATTTATCCTTGATATATATTGTAGATAACCATAATAAACTTTCTTAACGCTCTATCTCTATAATAATAAAACTTATTCTTATCAATTCCCATCTCTTCTAAAAGTTCTTCTCTAGAATATGTATCTCTAAAATACCACTTTTCAATTAATTCCTTACTTTTGCTATCTAACATCTCTAGTACCTTTGTTATTGCATTTACTTTCCATTGTCTTTGCATATCATCAAAGGCACTTGATTCTACAAAAGAACCTGGTATATTAGAACTTCCTTCATTGCCCCATCTAGTTGGATATCCTAAATTAGGACACTCTATAGCTATTAACCAAAATGGATAATTTCTTAAATCACTTTCTACTCTTTTCTTATATTTATTAAAAATCTTTTTATCATCACATGTATTCATTACTTTGTCCTCCATTTAATTTAAAATATAAAAGGACTATTAAAGGTTTAATCCCTTAATAGCCCTCGTTGGCTTATGCTCCACTCGTTAGGAACATTATTTAACTTTTATTAATTCTGTCTTTGCTGAAATAACTTTTAATTTATCTTTAGCAATTCTTATATTTATTTCTTTTCCTGCTACAAGTTCTTTAGCTATTATATCCTTGTTCTTATCAAATTCCTCTAATATTTTAAATAGCTGCATACCTGCCCTCCTTCTTTTGAAAATAGTTGAATTTTTTATAATATTTTCAAACCATCTATTTGTTTCTTTATGATCTATTCCTAATTCCTTATTTACTTGTTTAATAGCTTCCTTTAAGGGTATATTATTAAAATATAATTCAACAACTCTATTTTCAAATTGTTTCTTTAGGGCTTTATCTACATCAAAACTCAACTCTTGATATTTCCATCCCTTAGAATTATTTATATGTTCATTTATTTTTAATGGTACCATGCTTAAAATTCCCTTCTATAGAATTTAAGAATCTGCAATTATCTAATATGTTAGGTCTATCTATTAATTTACTTCCAGTTGCATTTTCTAATCTTAATATATAATCATTTGATAATCTTAATCTATAAACTAACTCCTTTATCGCTCTATCTTTTATAATTAATCTCTCCTTACTCTCGATTGTATTTCCTGCTCTATATCACTTATTAAACCTTGTCCTTTATATGCTATATCGGAATCGCTCCTTATTGCTTTATTTACAAATACAGCAAGCTTTCCATGTAAGTCCAATAACCTTTTTACGGTTAAATTTGATACACTATTACTCGCTACTGTAAATTGTTGTAATACATTCATTAATTTATCTCTTTCCATTTTCGTACTCCTTTATTTTTACGTACTATTCCTCAATTACCACAATATCTAAAATCTCCATCCATCCGAAATTATTAGATACCCAAACACCTAACATTGTGTAACATGTAAATGTCTTTCTCTTAACTTCCTTATTTTCTCTAAAAGTAACTTCTATCTCCACTATCTAGTCCTCCGCCTATTCTTTCCACCCAAGTAATTTTTTCTCTAATTCATCAAAGTTATATGATCTTTGCGGATGGTTGTTAAATTCATCTAATTCTTTTTTAAACTTATTCTTAATTGCAGCACCTTTTTTTGGATAACCTGCCTTCTTCCAGTTTCTTAATATTCCATAGATATAATTAATATCAACTCTTCCATTTTGTAATGCTACATCTATAGCTTGTCTAACATATTTATGGTCATGTTCCTTTAATGCCTTATTTAAACCTATGCTTGTAATATTTGCTGTAGTATTTGCTAAATTCTCTATATAATTTAATAATTCTTGTGATTGAGAGAGAGGACTTTCTTCTCTCTCTTTAATTACTTTAAGATCATTAATTACTTTAGAATCATTAATTACTTTAAGATCATTATTTACTAGTCCTTGATTTCCCCCATTCGGGATTTCCCCAATTTGGGATTTTCCCGATTCGGGATTTTCCCCATTCGGGGTTTTCTTGTTTCGGTGTATTCCGAATTCACTATTCTCTAACTCAACAGGTGTTTCATAAACTTCATAATTATATCCACCTTGAAATTTTCCATCATTTGCTCGCTTCGCCTTTCTTTTAATATATCCATTTTTAATAAGTTCTTTAATACTTGAAGATATAGCTGTTTCTTTATCTGTTGTATGATTTTTAATTTCTGAAGCATAAAACTCCCAATTGTCTGGTCTACTTAAAAAATAGCTCATTAATCCTTTAGCTTTTAAACTTAATCTATTGTCATATATGTAATACTTGTTAACCATTATATATGGGTTTTCTCTATTTTTGATAACTCTAATTACTGCCATAATATTTCCTCCCAAGTGCCTAACTATCTATAAACTATATCTGCTATTAAAGCTAATCCACCAAATATAAATGTAGTAGATAGCAATATTAATAAATTTTCAAAAATTTCTGTTTTTTTCACAATTAACTCTCCTATTCCTTGAATTTATATATGACTTCTTGTACAATATACTTAATTGTTGTGTTACAAGAAGTTTTTAAATTGAGCTGTTGCTGCAGCTCTTTTTTCTATAATTAAGAACCTTAAAAATATTACTTGCTGTTGTGCAATATATTTCTCCTATCTTACTAAAACTTAAACCTTGTAACCTAAACTTCTTTATATCTTCAACTTCTTTATTGCCCCATTCATGACGTATTTTAGGTTGAATTTCTCCGTCTAAAACTTTATCTAAATATTTGAACGCCATTTCTGGTGTACAGTGTTTTTCTATAGCAATGTGTAATGCTATTAAATTTTCAAAATACATACTTGATACTCACCTCTAATAAACCACTTTTCCATTTTCATATTTAAAAATCATGCTTTCATTTTTAATATCTGTGATTTTGATGCTATATCTATCCAACAACTCAACTTTAAATAAATTAAGTTCAAAGTTTTCTTTTAAATACTGCAATACTTTAAACTGCTCTACTGTATTTACTTTCATAATCTACCTCTACCTTTTGTTAACAATAATATTTTTCCTTAAAATATCTTATAGGTACTCTTCCTGCAATAGTTATATATCCTTTCTCTTTTAATTCTTTATTTAATTGTTGAATTATCTTATAAGCCTTTGATGTAGAAATACTTAAAATTTCTTTTATATCATTTACATTATAAAAACTACTTTTAACTATATTTCCTTTTGCCATTTTACTCATTTACCTGTTATCCTTTCTATTGCCAATAAAATTTTACATATCCAAATTATTAAGCTTTAGCTTTTTAATTATTTTCTCCCTATATTTTGTGCCTGCCCTTCTTCCCCTTAAAATATCTGTTAAATAGTTTTCATTAATCCCTATTTGCCTTGAAAGTTCCCTTTGAGTCATATCTAACTCTATAAGTTTCTTTTTTACCTCAACTCCAAAAGAAGTTGTGTTTATATTTTCTTTCAA